CCATAAGCTCCGCCACCAGTATCAGATGAAGCAACTTGTGCTGTTTTCCAACCAGCTTTTGCAGTAGCATCAGCAGTTGGAGTTCTGCTTTGATTTCCTAAAAGTCTTATAACGTTTACAGCAGGAGTATTTCTTAGCCAAGCTTGAACAGCAAAAGCAGCGTATGTTGAACCTACATAGTTACCATCACGCCATACATCATCACCAGAACGTCCAGCTATTGGCTTTCCAAATGTATCAATCATTTGTGAGAGAGAAGTGATATAAACAGGACGATTAGCTGGTCCTTTTTCAAAACGACCAATGATAGTTGGGCCTACTTGGTTAGAGGTATTTGGAAGTTGTGAGTTATCAATCTCTTGAACTTGAACACCTGGAGAAACGAATCTATATGAGGTTATAGCCATATTTTAAAAACTCCTGCTTTATTTATAAAATGTCAATAATAAATAGTGGAATGTATATGTAAAGTCATTTTATTCCCTATATTTACTTCTATTTTTTGATAAATTAACGAAGTCTATCTCATCACCGAATACTACATGTTCTCTTGGTATCTTCACTTGTACTGCATTTTCTCTTATTACTATCTTTGGTTTCTCTTGATTTTCACCTTGACCAAATATTCTACCTAATACTTCTATCTCAATTTTAGAAGAATATATCTTGCGTTCAATGTCAAGGTTAGATGAATTATCAGTTACACCAAAGTCTCCCTTTATAAACGCTTCAAACTTATGTTTATCTTTTGAAGTAAATACAAAGTTTCTTGTGTTACCATTCTTTGTAAAAAATGGAGTTATTATTTGGTTTAGTTGTTGTACGTAATCGCATTTAATATGTAAGTTATATACGATATTAAGATGTATTGGAACTGGAACTGTTATGGTTTGGTATACAATTTTTTTATTGTCTTCATAACCTTTAGAATATAGTGGATATACTTTTCTTATTCCATTTTTAGCATTGTCTGCGTTTTGGAAGTTAGAAGTTTTAACTTGATTAACTCTTCTCGCAATAGTTAATACTCCACCCTTTTCATCATTAACTTCTCTTAAATTAGCTGGGAAGGTTCCTGTCTTTGCTGGATCTTTATTTATCGATACTCTTTCAATTGATATCAAAGGAAGCTTCAATAAACCAGAAGTGTCTCTTATGTCTTTGTCGGATTTTATTTGAAAAGACCTCTCAGCAGATTGCCATATAACAGGAACTTTTTTCCATCCTTCTGTTGTGGTAGAGAATACGTTCATATATTCATTTACCCATTCATAGAAAGATTGATCAACTGTTTCAATATTTGAAGGATTAAAATCGAGTTCTTTTGTTTCTGTCATTATTATCCTACAAATATATTGAATGGAACTTTGGAAGCAACCTTTTGAATATTTTCAGACTCATTGGCAACTTGTTCAGTAAGTTTTGGATAAGTCATTTTTTCTAATATTGTCTTTAGTTCTTCTCTAAGTTTCTCTTGTTGTTCTTTTGCTTCAGAGATAAGAGCAGGACCATTTAAAGTAACTGACTCGCCTGGTATTGGAATTGTTGAAAACTTAGATCTTACTTGACCTAATATCTCTTTACACAATGCAAGACAGAATCTACGAATCCATTGTTTACCAATTGAGTTTATATTTTCGTATGGTATATTAGCAAATGGAAGTGTGTTCATATTATTGATACCATTTACACCAGTTGTGCCTCCAATATTTGTAGAACCAGAAAGAACTACATTTTCTTTCCATCCATCTTCTTGAACGCTGAAATCAATCCAAAAATATTCTGGTGTAAATGAATTTGGTACAGGAAATATTCTTAATTTGTTATTTATGATTTCATAAGAATAATGTGAGTTTCTTGTGTAGATTGAAGTCTCATATGCCATAGCTTGAAGCTTATTGTGCCATGCTGGAACAACTTCAAAACTTGAATCGTCTGCATACTGACCATAAGTTGATAAGTTACCAATTACGTTAAGACCACCATAATAACCAAAGAATCTCCACATTGATGCTGGAGTTTTATAATAAAATCTTCTTACTGTTATTTTCTTTCCTGCAATTGAACCAGAGAATGCAACAGGGCCTTTTGTTGCTGGATCGTAATTGTTTAATGAAGCAGATTGAATAATAGCTTGTATATCATAATCTTGTACTTCTTCTCTAATAGGTATTGAAGCTGAGTATATTTGAGAGTTCATACCAATACCAGCTTCTAAAGCAAATGCATCACCATATCTTCTTGTTATGTCCAGATTAAACTTTGGATAAGCCAACTCTGCCTTGCCACCAATATTATTTGTTAATTCACCATCTTGATCAAAAGTACCAGTTGTTTTACCTAATAAAGCTGGTAAAGCATTTTGTGATTGATGTAAGTTAATGAGATATGAATATTCTAATACTGCTTCTTCGTATGCAGCATAAACATTTCCTGTTGTTAATTCAATATCTAATATATCACCACCAAGCTTTTTATACACATATGCAACTTGATCTGTTGCACCAGATATAAATGCTGGTGAATTAGAATAAATTCCAAATGGTAATGCAGAAGCAACATCGGCCAAATCACCAGCAGATGGGAGAACAATTGCGCTTAATGTGCTTGCAGGGGTTAGGATAGGTACGGCCATAATAATAAATAGTATGAAAAAAAGAAACCCCCCAAACCTTTCGGAATGGAGGGCTTCTTTTTTAATCTATATTAGATTAGGAGCCGCTTTCGCCAAGGAGGCCGCGACAGATAACAAGACCGTACATATCTGGTCTTACCATCTTCTTAGCGTAACGGGTCATTACGCCCTTACGTGGTACGAAGTCCTCTTGACCAAAGATGGTTGGAGTGACTTGGAGTGGTACGTATGGTGCATAAACGTAGCCGCTTTCAAGGAAGGAGTTACCCTTACGACCGACGAGAATGACGTTACGGAGGAAGTCAGCAGCAACGTAGATATCAAACTTCTTGGAGATTGAACCAACGTTGACAGCGCCCATTTCGCCCTTATCATCATCGTGAGTTACTTTGGCACGGAAGCCAGAGGTGAACTCAAGAATGTTTGCAACTTCTGGACCACAAACGATGAAGTTTGCACCACCACGAAGAGTCTTTCTGTGGATTTGAGCAGATACATCATTGATTGTTTCAATGAGGGTTTCATACCATTGTGATATAGTACCTGTGAAGTCTGGAGCTTTTGTAGAAGCGCCAACCTCTACGCCAGTTATACGATTGACGAACAAGCCTGGTGAACGTGACCAATAGAATGTACCAGCGGTTGCACCTTTGATGAGGTCTTCAAGAATCTCACGATCAATTTCAAGTGCTACGTGCTCAGAGAGAATTGAGGTAAGCTCAACTTCTGCATCGAGGTTGTGATAAGCATTGAGATCTTGACCGAGTTCTGGGGACCACTTAGCTTTGAGCTTCTTGGTTACAGCAGTTACGGAGATTGAGTCAACTTTGATATCAATTTCTGGGATGTTTGCATTTGCTTCAAGACTCCAATTTGGTGTACCTGCAATTGCACCAAGAGCATCAACACCTGCTGGTGAGGTTGTGAATCTATCGATTATTGGAACGCTTACAGCAGTTACCGCATCAAGAGCAGTAGAAAGAACTGTTGCAGATTCAGAACCAGAAGCGTTTACAAGAAACAATACTTTTGTAGAATCTGTTGGATCGATTCTTGTAAGACGACGAACAAGGCGACCGTTTCCAAGTGTTGGCATTGTGACGGCAACAAAGTCTTCAAAATTGAAAGTATCAGTAGCATAAGTCTTAAATGTGCTAAGTGGAACTGTAGCAGCGGCAAACTTAGAACCACTTACGAGGTCTGAGTCGAAACGGAGCAATGAAGCAATATCATAACCAGTTGTTGGTGTACCATCAAATAATGCAATACCACCATCAGTTACTGAACCAGAAGCTACCATTGTTGTTACGACAGTTACTGATCCAGTTGGTGAAGAGAAACCGTTGTTGAGGTTGTAGAAACCCTTATCAGCGTTTGCGCCAGTTAAGCTAACACCGCCAGTAACTTGACGACCAACTACGCCTTGAGCGTATACGGAATCGCCTGCTGCGTAACCTAATCTTGGGGAAGCAACACCTTCTGCGGAGATTGTGAAATCAAGGAAGAAGATAAGACCGCTTGGGAGGCTCATTGGTTGTACTGAAACGAGGTCATTTGCAACTAATGAAGCGAATACTCTGCGAACGATTGGGAATGCTACGGAAGCAAAACCTTCAACATCGCCACCTGACATTGTTGAAGACTCACGAAGAAGTTCTTTTGCTTGGTTCTCAAGAAGAACGGCCATACCAGCACGTTTACGATCATCAGAGATACCTTCTAGAAGACCTGTTTTTTCCCACTTGGTAAGAAGGGCAGCGCCTTCTCTTTGAAGGTCACGGCTAACCATACCTTCAGTTAATTTTTGTACGATTGACATTATTATAACTCCTTAAATTATTTTTTAATACCTGCTAAAATTTGCATTCTCTCTAATACGGGAGCTTGAGTTTCCTCTTTTTCTCTTCTATTAGAGATTGAAGATAGAACATTTCTTGTTACTGCTTCGTTCAGAGATTTAGGTGCATTATTTGAATTTGCACTCACTACTGCACTTTGAAGAGTTTCAAAGATAGTTTTTGCTTCGTCTGGTGTTTTAGCGTTTGAAAGCGTTTCGACAATCTTATTTTTTTGTCGCTCATTCAAGGAGGCGTTGCTTAAAACGCGATTTGTATAGAGAAGCTTAGCGTTAGACAAAGCAAATGAGTCAAGCTTCTCTTTCAAAGTAGAAACAACATTTTCATATTGATCTACTTTGTTTGAAAGTTTTACAGCTATAGTTGCTGCTTCTTTCAATTCTTTCTTTAATTCTTTTTCTGTCTTTCTAAGTTTAGCATTTTCTTCTTTTTCTAGTTTTATTTGCTCTTGAGCCTTAGAAAGTTTTAGATCGTGTACAGTATGGTTGGTTGGATCGAAACCATAACTTGAACCTTTATATCCGTTATAGTTACTTGGATCTAAACCACCAATATTAACTTGTGTTTCTTCTTCTAGAAGTTCATCATCAAGTTCATATTCTTCTTCTGTTTCTGATTCTTGTAAAAGTGATGCATCAAGTTTATAAACTCTTTTCTCTTGTAAACCAGCTTGCATTTGTGGTTGTGGAGAATTTGGTGAAGCAACTGAGCCATAAAGGTCTTCTCTGCTCATTAGACTGTCTTTTTGGTCGTGTGGGGTAGCTTCCATGTTAGAAACTTCATCAGCTAATTGATTAACGTCTAATTTTATTTTTTGTTGTTCCTCTTCATCTGGGCAAGAACAAAGCTTCTCTCCGTCAGTTGAAGCTAGA